GGGGAGTAGTGGTGGGGTTTTTTGCCTTCCTTTCGACCTTACTGCTCTCCCCTTCCATTTTTTTGAAAGGGAAGAGATGCAAGAAATGCAACAATTAAAAGAAGACCTTCGCATAGTTTTAGGGACGGAGATACCAGATGATCTCGAAAAGATCCTGGACGGTGTTGTCCGGCTTTATCACAAGCGAACAAACGGAGCAATCGGATTTGACACAGTGTGCCTTCTTGCCACGTTGTTTTATTCCGGTTTATTGGTAACGCCGAAGTTACTGGAACCATCGGGCAGCGGTAAATGAGCTTCCTCAAGAATCAGGCTGTTACGGGGTTTACATTTGCCCTGGTGAATAAATCTAGTGGTGCTGCACTTACTGGTGCTAGTAGCATAGGTAAGTTCTATACGCTTGATGGCGGCACCCAGGCATCTCTTTCTGGTACGATTGCTGAAGAGGGGAACGGCCAATACAGCCTGAACCTGACTGCAGCAGAAATGAATGGCGGGGTTGTGGGTCTTTTGTTTACCCATGCCAGTGCCATACCAGTTCAATTTACGATCAAGACTACAGGCGGCTCGACTGTTTCTTCCAGTGAGTCTTCTCTTTCCTTAAGCCTGACTGGTATTAGGAAGGAGGTCGGTTGGTTGTGGTTGGGGGACAGGACAAGTGCAAACTGGAGTTCGGACGAGACCGATCAAATAGACGAGATGATTCATGCTGGCCTTCGCCAGTTTTATCACCCCCCTCCCCTGCCAGGACAAGGCTTGGCCCATCAGTGGTCTTTCCTGGAACCGACTACGACTCTTGCTACAGTAGCAGCCCAGTCGGACTATACTCTTCCTGCCAGTTTCGGTGGGATGATTGGGCCACTTACTTATGCTGCTGCCGATAACAGGTGGCATCCGATTGAGATTACGAATGAACATCGCATTCGCATCTTGAGGCAGCGCGACTTTAACACTCTTGCCAGTCATCCTATTGCATCGGCACTTCGTGCCAGGACATCAGATGGCAGCGATGGCCAGAGGTTTGAGCTTCTTTTGTGGCCTACACCGGACAAGGTCTATACATTGTCTTACCGTTACCATGCTTTGCAGTCGAAGCTAACGGTTTCCAATCCATGGCCTTTGGGCGGTGAGATTCACTCAGAAACCATCCTGGAGAGTTGTCTGGCCATTACAGAGCAGAGGCTGGAGAACAATGCAGGGGTCCACACTCAGAAGTTTGCAGAGCGATTAGCGGCATCTATCTCTCATGATCTTCAGTCTAATGCCCCTGAATATATGGGGTATAACGGAGACCGTTCCGATGGTCTTGGTCTTTCAGAGAATGAATATCGAAGATACTTCGGAAGCGATGTGGATTATGACGGGGTGATATTTTACGACACCAATCCAAGCTAGGTGATTCATGTATCAGACACCACAGAATGCCGTTACAGGCACTATTTCCCTAACTGACGCTATAGGGACGACTCCTGAGATTAACTACCGTGGTTATCGCAAGGGGTTTGTGTATGTACCGAATGGAAGCAGTCTTACCACCTTGACCTGGCATGCGTCGGATTCTGAGGGTGGTGATTACGAAGCCTGCCATGATGGAAGTAACCCCATCACTAGTACAGTAGCAGCAGACCGTGCTGTTCCTCTTCCAACGACCCTGGAGGGAGCAGCTTACTTAAAGGCCGTAGGGAATGCGGCTGGAGACGTTAAGTTTTCCTTTATCTCTTAGGAGAAATAACCCGTGACTTCACACAGAGTATTACAAGACATTGCAAACTCCACCGAGCTTAGTCTGCTTGATCCTGGCAATGCCGGAACTATCTCGGTAGATCGCAGCTTTGGTGTCTGTTCAGTTGTTACCGCAGCCTCGGAGAGTCGTAAGATCGGATCTCCCCAGCGTACTGGCGTTGTGATCACTGTCTGTCTCAAGACAGATGGTGGCGACCTGGCCATTACCAGTGCTGGCGGTGAAATCCTGAACTCCGGTTCTGGTACTGAAACGACTGCAACAATGGCTGATGCCGGTGACGTTCTGACCCTGGTCAGCGTCGATAAGGGATCGAACATTGTTTGGGCTGTTCTTGCAAACCACGGTGCAACCCTGAGTTAATCATGCCAAGAAGACGCACCAGATTCCACATGCCGTGGCCTTCTGGTGGTCTGGTACTCAGTACATCGCATGAGGATCAGCCCAGGGGGACGACTGTCGATTGCCAGAATGTCCGGGTCTATGACCCACTTACTGGCCGAGCCAGGGGTGCGCAACGGGCGGGTATTGCGAAGTACAACAGTGCCAGGACTGCCGATTCCCAGGTACAGGACATGGGTCTGGTAGTAGCGAGAGATACACCTTCGGCTCAGACAGAGGTTGGTGCTCGGACTGTGACTGCTTATGCGGTTACCAGCGGGACTATAGCCAAGTTTACGACCAGCGGGTTTACTACTGCGACTAATGGGGGTAGTGCTCTTAGTTCCAGTGTTCCGGTGGTATTCTCCACTGAACTTTTCGGGGTCATATACTTTGCAGACGGGGCAGCAGAGAAGAAATGGACAGCCAGTACCAATACGGTAGCGGCCTGGGCTGCGAGCCCTGGTACCCTTCCGACCAGTGGTTCGAATAAACCTCGCTTGGTTGAGACATGGAGAAGCCGGATTGTAATGAGTGGGATCAGTGCTGATGCCCACAATTGGTTCATGAGTGCTGCAGGCGACGCTTTGAACTGGGATTATTCACCAGCGTCTGCCGTATCTACACAGGCGGTAGCCGGCAACAACACAGACGCAGGAAAGAGCCCTGACATTATCAACTCAATGTGCCCATATAACGACGATGTGCTCCTTTTCTTTGGTGACCATACCATTCACCAGATGACGGGTGATCCGGCTGAAGGTGGCCGCATTGACCTTGTGTCTTCTACCATTGGTGGTGCGTGGGGAAGGTGCTGGGCCAAGGCTCCTGATGGTGGAGTATATTTTTATGGTTCCCGTGGTGGTGTTTACCGCATGGCACCTGGCGGATCGCCTCCTGAGAGCATTACTGAGGGTGCAATTGAAGAGAAGTTCAAGAGTATTAATATGAATACCACCCTTGTTCGCCTGGTCTGGAGCGATCGGGAGAGGGGTCTTTATGTGTTCTTAACACCATTAGACGGTTCTGCCACGACTAACTACTTCTACGATGCCAGGACTAATTCCTGGTGGTTGGACAAGTTTGCAACAGTCGCACACAACCCTACGTCTGTAATGACATTTGACGGTGATTCAAGCAGTGATCGCACGTTGTTAATGGGTGGCCAGGATGGTTATATCCGCAAGTTTGATTACGACACTCCAGGTAATGCTGATGACGGTGTTGCAATTGATAGTTATGTGTGGTTGGGGCCGATTCAGTTAACAAACAAGCCAAAGTTAATGTTGCGACAACTGAGTGCCGCATTCGATACTTCTAGTAACGATGTGTCCTTTGCCGTTTATTCGGGAGAGAGTTCTCAGGTTGCAAAGGCTGCAACAGCGGATTTTAGTGGCACCTGGTCTTCTGGACGGAACAAGGTGGAGAGGCGAAGGGCAACTGGCCATAACCTTTTTGTTCGGTTGCGGAATAACACAAACAGCCAAAAGTGGCAGTATGAGTTCATGGGTATTGAGCTTGATAGTTTCGATGGCCCCAGAGCGAGGCAGTGGTAATGGCATTAAATGGAATTATCAAGAATATGGCTCGCGATCCAAGGCAATGTGCCCGGACTCGCCGGAACAATCAGCAGCTTTCCACTGCCCCAATAGCTCTTAATCCGACACACAGCCAGGTAACACTTGAGCAGTTTGAATCTTCCACGCTTCCAGCCAATGGGAACATGGGCAGGATTGTATGGGCATCTGATAATAATAGTATTTACGTTGATACTGGTCACTCCTGGGTAGCGGTGGCACTAGGTGGTTAAAATCTTATAAGGTTGGAGAGATATTATGCCGAAGGTTGGAAAGAAAGAATTTCAGTATACGAAGTCAGGAAAGAAGGCTGCCAAGAGGTATGCCAAGAAGACTGGTAAGAAAATCACAAGGGGTTATTGATATGCCGGTTCATACTAGCAAATTAGGCCAGGTAGCGGGCCAGGCTATTGGGGCTCGATACGATAAGGGCCCTGCAGGTCTATACGAAAAGGGCCTTCCTGGTTCTGCACTCAATATAGCGCAGAAGTTTCCAGCGTGGCATGACCCAAGAACTATACAGGGCTTATGGGGTGCAGGAAAAGAAATAGGAACAAACATTGGCCAAGCCATTTTTGGCCAGCCAGACCCTGGTCCCCAGACAACGGGACCACCACTCCCTGCGCCCCAACCCGCTGGCGGCACCATGGCTCTTCCCCCGCCTCCATGGCAGGAAGCTCCAAACATTCCAGGTGTATCTGTGTCTGGCAGCAGCGTCCCCGGAATAGGGTATCCTAAGTCACTTTCCCCACCTAGCCCGCCACCGTATGAGTCAACTCCTTTTCCAGGTGCCCCGCCCATACCACAGGAAAACATCATCCCTCCAGATATGAGCATGGCTCCCATGGCCCCTCCACCAAACATACAGCTTGATCCGAATATCGCTCCCTTGCCTACCTCTCCTGGCCTTAAAGACCTGAATAAAATGACCAAGCCCCTTCAGACCGTGCCCTTCACGCAACCTGGAAACTTCCCTCTTTAATAAAAGATAAGACGAGATGGTTAAGCGATTAGCACCAGGGCTCGATCCGAAGAAGCGGAAAAAGACACAGGCAACAGCTACTGTACCTCCGGGAGCTACTGGTGCTCCGCCGCCTCCTGTAGGGATGGGTGGCCCGCAAGGACAAGGAACAGGCCCTGGTGGCCCTGGTGCTCCCCCTGGCGGCCCTGGTGGAATAGCTGGTGGACCACCTATGGTTCCAACCCAGGAGAGTGTGCCCTCTGGTATGAATGCTCCTAGTGGACCTGAAAGTGTGGCGGGTATGAGCACCCTGATGGGAGGTGGTATGGGAATGCCAGGTCCAGGTGCTATTGGTGCACCATCCATGCCACAGCCTGGTGGCGGAATGCCGATGCCTGGTGGCGGAATGCCGCAGGCTGGCGGTATGAATGTTTATGATTGGCGCAAGGCTAACGCCAACAAGCCTGGTGGCTCAGGTGCAGGATTCCCCGGTTACGCTGCCGGTGGACAACAATCTGATCCCATGCCTGGTGGCCCCATGGGCACCTTAACTGGCGATATGAAACCTGGTGGTGTAATGCGCGGCCCAGGTGCCGGCAGTATGCCTAGTCAGTCCGAGATGCAGTCGGCTATGCCCAAGGTTCCTGAAGGTCCAGCGGGTAGTAACGCAGCTAACCGTGGCATGATGATGCAGCAGATGGAATCTGGTCAGGCTCAGGCAGGTGTGGGTATGGATCAGCCCATGATGCCCCCTCTTGGTGGCCCTGGGATGGAGGGCCAAAAGACAGGTGGCCCTGGCATGCAGATGCCAGGCATGCCACAGGGTGAAGGGCAGGGGATGCCTGGGGGTATGGATCAGGGGATGCCTGGGCAACAAGGGGTGCCGGGGCAAGGTACGCTAACGGGTGGTCAGCAACCTGGAGCAGCGGCAGGGGCACAAGGACAGCAGCAACCGGCTGGTCATAAGTCTTGGCATTCTAAGCTGCCAGAGGGACACAGAAGGGAATATGACCAGTGGGGTGGCTATCGAGAATTTGATGCTAAGGGAAACCAAGTTTCCCAAATGATTTCAGACAAAATGGAAGAGGGGGGGTCGAAGAAAGGCGACTGGGCAAAAGATGTAAAGATAGGCAGGGAGCAGCCTTATGATCAATCTCTTGGAGAAGGCAGGTCGGATCTCACAAAGGCACTGAGCAAAGAGCAAATAGATAAGTCATTGAGTAGTTTTGTGGACAGGGTTTTGGATAACAAAAGGGGGGGAGGGGCTTTAGGGGATATATTTACTAAGGGAACATCGGCCAATCTATTCTTTGACAGCCTTGCGGAATCGACAGGCTTGTCCCGTGATCAGGTTGCCGCTGCCTTTAAGCGTGGAAATGATCCCAATCATATTAGAGCGCAGGGGGGCCTTAAGCAGGCTCTGAGAAAAGCTCTTGATGACAAGATTACTGAAAACATAACCGGCAAAGTTCCTCT